TTGATTTTGAAAGCAACCATCATCAACTCGACCAGATGCGATGGCATCGGCCCTGGCAGTTTGATTCCGTAATACTGTTGGATGAGTCCTGACCAAGCCAACCCGATGTTGGAATGGCTCAGGTGCGGTTCACCGTATATCTTGCCGCGCTCATTGATTGTGTCTGCAACGATGTCTTCCATGATGTTGTTCAGTTACGGATGATAGCTCCTGTTCCTCCGGGCCAGTTGATCTCGACAGCCTTGACGCCCTTGAGCTTGGCCAACTGACAGATCATGTCCAGGTCGTCGCCAGAGTTAGCGATGCAACTCATCACGATGTCCTCGTCGTCGTACCCGGCCTTGATCGGGTCGGCTGTCCTATCGCGCCATACTGTGACCGCTCGACCACCGGATAGCGGAACTCGACGCACCGATTCAACACAAGGGAACGTATGCCGGACGGTCTTGATTTTGTTCATGGTCGATTCTTTCGGGTTCTCGGTCATACTGCTATCTACGCAAGCCTAAGCATGGTATCAGCCACGGTATCAAGGAAGCCTGACTCTTTCAACGCTTTCAGCCGTTCGCACAGATCAACGAACTCCTTCAACCTAGCAACTTCCGATGCATGGTCTTTGTCGATAAAGAATTCGCGCACCTCGCGTAGCGATGCCATCAACTGCCGAATCTCTGAATCCATCGCCATCCTTGTCATCCTCAACTGTTTTAGTCTCTCGCCGCTGGTAGCTTGGAAATCGTCATGCGATATTTTCCACGACTCCGCCATAACGTCCATAGCAGAACGCGCATCCATAGCCTTCGCCAGCAAATCGACTGAATCTGTCAGTGACTTTTCAGATTTGTTAATGAACGCGCGATGAAGCTCGCACGAAACCTCTAAGCTATCTTTATCTCGCGTTCCTTTTCCTCCGTTTTGCCAAGAAGGATTCGCGTCGATGGAGTTGCTGAATACTGTTTTTTCGGACATGGTTTTGTCAGTTGTTTTGCTGCTTTTGTTCATAGGGAAATCCTCCCGGCGGGTTCAATTTATTGAGCGCCATTTTGATCAATCCGTTCTCAAGCAATTTGATGCGCTCGGTTGCTGTGTCCAACTCATTCTCCAGAGTTCGAGCGAATGCGGCACTGACCCACGGTCCCTCTTCGTTGGTGACAATGGCCTCATTGGTTCTAGGTGTGTGATTCATGGCTTGTATTCCTTATTCCTTAACTTATTCCATGATTTAATTGCTCTTTCGCGAGACAAAATCCAGTTGTTTGTATATCCGTAATTGCTTGAAAAAACACAAAGCCTATCCCCGATAATTACCATCTTTTTTATTCTGAGAAGAGCATCATCCCGCTTCTTTGCGATGCGATCCACGTCACTATTGGCAGACTCAAGAAGTTCAATGCGATGCTTCAACCTGACGTTTTCATCACGCAGTTCATCTCGCTCGTCAGCAATCTGGTCGATGATGTTTGGCGGGATCATGGTTTGGATTCCTTGAGTTTGTTCCATGCCTTTTGTGCGTCTTGTTCGCGAAGCATCCAGTAGTCGCCCTCATTCTCCAGCCGCTTGATATAATCATCCTGCTCCTGAAGCCTTTGTCCCGCCTCAGCAATCGCTGCGTTGGCCACTCCATCCTCGCTCTGTATCCCTTCGGACAGAATCCGCATCGCCTCGATCAATATCTTGATATCAGTTCTTTTCATAATTCAATGCTTCGCACGTCACGCAGACGCCTTCCTGTTCTCATTGAGCGTTTGAAGCCCACCATTTCTACTCAGAGAGTTTAGTTCCTTGTCCATTTTGGAGTTGAACTTAGAGCGGTACTGAGCCCATCCAGTGAAGTTTCCGCATCTTGCGTTCTGAAAAATTTTAACTCCTTCGTCCCTGTTGTAAGTGGCCCACAAAAACTCACTCCCCCGCGCCGTTCTTTCCATCGCCTGCGCGCAATGCTCGAACGGACTCATGTGCAGCGAGTTGAGAAGCTTGTCATGGGTGGCGATGTCCTTAGAGTGGTCAGGGGATTTCCCGTCTTCTCCAAAGTTGAAGTACGTAACACGGGCGCATCGAGCGGTGCAGACCTTTGCTTTATCGGAAGTTGACAGTTTTTTGTCGTGCTTCATAAAGAACGGAAAATGCCACTCACCAGGCTTCAAAAGCTTTGGGAAGGATTCAATGTACGCTTCCAGCATTGCGTCTGCTGTCATCTGCATTGCCGGATCTGCCTGCGGGCTGCATCGGAGATAGAAGAAGTTCAACCACTCGGTCGCGCTGACTAGGATTTCCGTGTACATGAACGGTTCCAAGTAACGGTTTATCTGCTCCTTTGCGGGTGCAAAAGCAGCCTCGCATCCACTATGCCAATCCAGTGCATTATCAATCAAGTCTTTCAATTCCTCCCGCATCCTAATGGCCGAGAATTCGTTCATTGGACCAGCGGCTGTCATTCCAACTCCGGCGACGTTCCACTGCTGCGGAAAATAGGGATTCTCTTTAACCCGATTGCGAAACTTAGATGTTGGTATAGCCCTGCTTGACGCGCTGTTGCGGCTGAACGCCCGATGGGTATTGAACTCAGAGAGAATGATGCGTGGACAGCGCACCTTCATCGTGGTCAACCGGTGGCCATTGCATATGCTGTCTAGCAGGACTTCTGCGGTGATGTTGGGATCTTTGAGTTTCATAGATACAAAATTTATTGAGCGTTGTAAAGGAATGCGCTCCCCTCCTGTATCACTTCAGTACGGCAGGTTATCCTCAGCAGCGACCGGAGCGACAGCCTTCATGTTCTTCACCCGGATGATCTTCTTCTTCTCGCCAGCCTGGTCAACGTACTCCTCAAAACGAGCGACGATGATGAGCTTCAGGCCGACCATCGATTTCACGAACTCGCCGAAACTCCCCTTCTTGCCGAGGAAATCCACCTCGGTTCCGTCAGGTACATTGTGGTTGGTCGCAGCAACCAACTGGTTCACCCTGAACCAGGTGTTCTCTTGGTTGATGAACCGGTCGCTGGTCGATGATCCGTCATCGGTCTTGAACGTCACCTTGCACACTTCGCGACCCTTGTTGTCCAGCGCCTCCTCCACCTTACTGACCGTGACAACGAAATCGCCCTCGGTGTTGATGAATTGCGCCGCACCATCCTGTCGATTGACTTTGAACATAATACTTATTTATTGATTTAGTTTTCCGACTTGTTTAACACCCACTTTGGGCATGAAAGAGTTTGCAATGATGTTGGATACGCAGGCCACTTGTCCAGTGCCTGGCATTCGTGCAACAATGTGATCGCCTTGCGCCGCATGTTCTCGCCGGCTTGCAACCATTCTGAATCGAGACGATAGATTCCGACAGCGTATGGAGCGGTGCGTTCGACAGCGACGAAAAAAAAACCAGCGGCACCAGTCATCGCCAGATAATGCGCCGCTTGGATGTGGTATCCAAAGTTCAGGACAGTACGAGTGAACGCTTCTGGTGATGCGTCATCGGTTGTCTTGATATCCACTATGGTATGGTCCTCGACCCACAGATCAGGACGAGCTTTGATGGCGATATCGGTATCCGCGTCCAGCCCGAACACGCTCGCCTCGATGCGATGAGGAGCTTGGTAGATGGACCAGAATGGATGACTGCGGATTGAACGAGCGACACCCTGCACATCGCGATTCTCTGAATTGTTGAGGCAAATCCGGCTCTTGTTCTCTTCCTTCCACGCAATGCCCTCCTTGGTGCGCCCATTGATACCCTCGGGAGTCACGGCCACAACATCGGTGTAAAGGTCAGGCTCCAGGACAGCGGTGTGGATGGCAGTACCAAGCTGCATAGCCTTCGACGGCTCTTGGCGCTCCTCCTGTGCGGCTCGATAATGCGCCGGTGATTTCAGCAGCTTGGCCATCATCGACTTCGATAGAGCCTGGACCGCGTGATACTTCTCTGCCGGCATCGTTTCATTGATGATCCGACCGACGACTGTGTGATGGTTCATTGTGCTCCTTTCGATTCCGCAGCAAACGAATACGCTTTCTTGATGAATCCATCTGCGTCACCGACAATCATCGATGCAACCTTTGAAGATACGTCCCTGAAGTTCTGGCCCTCGTTGATGAGGTTCTTGTAGATCAAGAA